GCAGGGTCTATCGGTAAATGCCGATACTGACGAGCCAATCGTTAGAAACATGAAGGGTAAAATCATGACACATGTAATATCAGGAAGAGACGAGCGAACAGTAGAAGCAATTGCTGAAGAATTCGTCAAAGATCACAACTCTACTGAAATAGTTGCAGAGTTGGTTGAATACAGCAATACAGTTCTTTCATTAGAGAGCAAACTCGAATATGAAAGAACATACAGAAACAACTTGGCTACTCAATTAGAAATAGTCAAGAATTTCATAACCGAGCATGTTAAAGACAATGATGAAGCCACAGTCAATGAATTGAAAGAATTGGCTGCGGAACTAGACATCACCCTAACAAAAGAGGTAACAGTTGAATTCACTGTTACTTACAAATTAACTGTTGAATGCGAACTAGATGAAGAAGTTAGCGACAATGACTTCTCCGTTAGTTTGGACTACAACGGAGCAGGTGAATTAACTAATGAAGACTGTGACTGGTCTGAAGTAATTATTGAAGATGAGTAACTTCAATAGACGGGAGAAATAAAATGCTTGGATATAAGAATGAAGATATACAAAAAATGGGGGGAGCAATAAACATTTCTCTCCGTTATTTCAAAGATGGATCAGAAGTTCAAAGGGGCTTGTTAATGGTTCATGATTTATTAGATGGACTATTAGCAGAAGGATACATAAGTGATGAGGTGAAGCCTAATGTCTGAGCCACAATGGATTCATGGCGACCCAGCAGCACTAAGTTTATATTCTTGTGCTGAGTGCGATGAATCAGAATGTAAATGCGGTGAGGAAGACCCTGACCGCATGTATGACGAATCAATGAGTGACTAACTGAAAGGGTAAAATGAAAACAATCAAACACAGTATAAAACTAGAAACTGTATTAGATGAAAACCATGAAGTATCTAAGAGGTTACTAGCACTACCAACCACAGTAAGAACTGCAATGCTAAATCAGATGGTCAGTGATTTAGTAGTTCCAAAACTAAAGCCAATTCTTGATGATTTAAATAAGAATGGCTCTCACGCAATACTAAAGGTGGCGGAACTATGACCAAAGAAACATGCTATCAAAGTCCAATCAAATGTCCCTGCTTGAATTGCAGACAAGACAGAGTAAGGACTTGGGTGGGCGACTTACTTGACTGGGGTATCCCTGCCGAAAGCATAATGATGGAAATAAATCAATATGGTGGCAGGGTAATTATTTACTCAGGTAATCAAGATAAAAGTTGCCATCATCTACATACACAGAAGTGGTGCTACCAGTTCAATGAAAGAACATTGGACTTCGCCAAAACTTGGTGGAATGCCCACGGAAAGGTAAACCAATATGTCTAATACAAATTCATTTATCGCATGTCAGTCCGGTGGATACTACGGCGATTCTTGTTTAAGCAAAGGCTGGATAAATTCAGGTCAGTCTTTTGTTATTGACTGGAAAATGTTTCAGAAGTTTATGAATGCAGGTGTTCCAACTAGACCTGTTTTCATCTCTGATTCATACAAACTATGTATAGAAATGGCTAAGGAACTAAATGATTCAGCCACTGAAATACAAATGAAAGAAATGGTTGAGGAATATATCAAAGAAAAAAGATAAGACGAAACACCCAGTCGGTTTCGGTTGGGTGTCCGTAGTTAAATGACTACGCTGATGAGTCCTTCAGAATAAAGAAAGGGTAAGCATGCCTAAGTTCAATACAACAGTTCAACTTACAGGTAATGACGGAAACGCTTTCGCAATAATGGGGTCAGTTAGGTCTGCCCTCAGAAGAGCAGGAGCAACAAAAGAACAGATAGATGAATACAGCAATGCTTCAATGTCTGGCGACTACGACAATTTACTTCGTGTTGCTATGGATTGGGTTGAAGTTAATTAAGGCGAAACCCTACGAAAGTAGGGTCTAGTGGTAATTGCCACTACTGACGAGCCTCGTCAGAAAAGAAGAAAGGGTAAAGTAAATGGCTCACAATATAGAGCAATTTGCTGATGGCACTAGTGCGTTCTTCTCTAACAGAGAAGTTGCTTGGCACAAACTTGGTGCTATAACTCCAGACGCTCTGACTGCGGAAGATGCACTTAAAACTGCGCAGTTAGATTGGCCTGTAAAAGTAAGTGATGAACCTATCAGCACAGTAGTAGATGGCAAAACCATTACACTACAAGATAAGTTTCTTACTTACCGCAATCACTCAAAGTTGGGATATACAGCATTGGGTGTTGTTGGGAATCGGTATACACCAATTCAAAACTTAGAAGCATTTGATTTCTTAAATCTAATTGCTGATGAGTCTGGTGCTAGATTCGAGACTGCTGGTTCTTTGAAGAAGGGTGGTCGAGTATTTATGACCATGAAGTTCCCTGATTCATTGAAGTTAGCCAATGGGGCAGATGTAGTAGACAACTACATTATGGCTGTTAATAGCCATGATGGGTCATCTTCCTTCACTGTTGCTGTAACACCTATCCGAGCAGTATGCACAAACACAGTTCGCTTAGCACTTGCTCAGGCAAAGTCTAAGATATCTCTGAAGCATACTTCTGGTGCTACCGCTAAAGTTCAACACGCAAGAGAGACTCTAGGTATTGTATTTGCATACCAAGAGGCTTTTCAGCAAGAGGTTGAGCAGTTGTTATCTGAGAAGTTCACAGATACACAATACAAGAAGTTCATTGAAGTTCTAGTGCCTGAGCCAAAGGGTGAATTAACCAAGAGGGCTGAGAACTCATTTGAGCAAAAGCGAAATGAACTATTTGCTATGTGGAAAGCACCAACACAAAGCAACATTGCTGGCACAAAGTGGGCTGCTTACAACGCTGTTGTGGAGTGGTCAGATTGGGCTAAGCCAGTAAGAAGCAAAGAGGGCAAAGATGAACTTCGTGCCGAGAGAATAATTCTTGGTGGTACTGAAAAGTTCAAAGACAAAGCGCAGTCTTTGCTATCTGTGTAGCCTGTAAATAAAAAAACTCCTATACGCCTATTAGAGTCTTCAGATAATTAAGTTCAGGGTAACCCTTGGGCTTTATCTTATGAAGGCTCTATAGGTCGTATAAGTCCTTCATTTGGCGAGGCAAAACGCTCGGTATAAATGAATGGGCGAAGTAGGCTCAGGCTGTAAGATGAACACAAGTCTTGGCGGAAAATCCCCAAGATAAATCGAAAGGAAAATAATGAAGGCTCGTTTCTATGTAACAGTTGAGGTTCCATCACCCAAGTCACAACTGGAAAAAGTAAAAGCAAAAGAAGCGAAAGCAGAAACAGTATCTCTGCTACAAGACATGGTAAATGAACACTTCGCAAGCATGAATCCAACAGGATTCAAGGTGCGATTTCCAAGAAAATAAAATTCGGCTGTCTATCGCAGACGAATTACTACTAAAAAGAAAGAAGGGTATCTATGTTTTACATGGTAACAGTTTTCGTGCTTAGTGGAATCATTGGGACTCTGCTATCACTACGCTTACAAGCACTTGAAATCCAAGAAGGACGCAAATCTTTATTGACCCGAAGGGGTCGGATAGTAGTAAGCGTTCTTATTGGACTGGGTATCGGTCTGTTTGTGTTCTTCATATCTGGTCTTTGGTGGGAATGTGACATTGAAACCAGTGCTTGCGGATATGACTGGAGATACTAATTGCAAACCTTTATGACGGATTCTGATTTTGCCGTTGTTGCTCAGTCGCTTGATAATAAGCGACTGGGTAAGCAAAGAGTTGAGGCATATCAAATCCTTAACTCTTTGACTGGCAAGTCAAATGGCTGGACCAATCACCCTGCTACAAAGATGTGGCATGGGCATGAATGGCAACTAGCAAATTACGCACATGAAATATGCCGAGAGTGGTTATCAAGAGGATTTAAAGATTCCCTTGGTGAACATTTCTGGAATTTCATGGGAGAAAATACTCCACGCCATAAACCATGGTGGGTTGAAGATTCATTACTTCACTTAACTCACCAATCAAATCTTATGAGAAAAGCACCCGACTTCTATAAATACGAAGTTCCAGACAATATTCCCTATATCTGGCCAAGTAGTGAAGGAGGGTTCTTTCTTATGGGAACTATAAGAATAGGAGCAGATACAAGTATGTTGAAAACAGGAGTCGTTTACCTAACAAGCAAACAGGTTGCCGACTTATTAGGTGTATCACCTAAGACTATTTCTGCTTACAAGTCTAGGAAACAAATGCCTAAACCTGATAAGCAATATGGTCGCACCCCACTGTGGAAATATTCAACCATTGAAAAGTGGCGTGAAGATTTACGCAGTCCAGTAATACCAAACAAGTAACGGAAAGGAAGGGTTATGAAACCAATTCATGTATATAAGTTATCGGTATATCTCAAAGAAGATTCCGAAAACTTAAACGCTGAAGAAATACAAGAAGCAATTAAAACTGAACTTGATGGCACTTATTATCTAAGTGTTTTTGAAGTTGAGTGGCAAGGTGTTATCAGGACAGATGAGGTGAGCCATGAAGTATAAACCCGACTGGATTGAACTCATGGAAAAAGTAATGACAGAAGAACTTGCAAAAGTATTGCAAGAGATTGATGAAGATACCGAAGGGGAAACAAATGAGCACATCGCTCGCAATAACAAATGAGCAGACCTACTGGTCTTCTCAACAACTAGCAGCACTTAAATCACTTGGCTTAGCGCAAGCCGACTCAGGTGATTTAGCGTTCTTCTTTCACCAAGCACAAAGAACTGGACTTGACCCATTTGCTCGTCAGATTTATATGATAAATCGTGGCGGAAGATGGGGTATTCAAACCAGTATTGATGGCTTCAGAATTATTGCTCAACGCAGTGGGCAATATGCTGGGCAAACTGCTCCGTACTGGTGCGGTCCAGATGGCACTTGGGAAGATGTTTGGCTATCTAGCACTGCTCCAGTAGCAGCAAAGATTGGTGTTTATCGCACTAATTTTGCTGAACCCACTTGGGCAGTTGCTCGTTGGGAATCTTATGCCGTATTGAATAATCCAATATGGAAGAAGATGCCTGATGTTATGTTGGCTAAATGCGCAGAGTCACTAGCCTTGCGTAAGGCTTTCCCTAATGATTTATCAGGTATTTATACTGATGAAGAAATGAGCCAAGTTGATGTAGTGGTTCAAGAAAAAATACAGCCAAAGAAAGTTGATTTGGCTATTGTTTCTATGGATAAGCCACAAGATGTATCAGTTGCTGAAACCAAAGAACCAGTAAAAGAAACACAATGGTTGTCTTTGTTGAGTGATATAGATAAAGCAGAATCAAAAGAGCAACTTAAGAAACTATGGAACGACAATAAAGAGTTATTAGGTACTCCTATTCCTAAACCACTATTACAGCAAACTCGCTGGGCAGGGGCAAAGGAAGTTTTATTAAAGGAGTATTTGTTGGTCCATATACAAGAAATAGTAGAAGGGTAAGTATGGAACTAATGGTAGATGGGTGCTACTGGTGCAGAACTCGCATCAGCAGACCCAGTATCAATATGTTATGGATATGCGACTACGAGTCAAGCAGTTGCGAGGCACACCCAGTTGCGTATGACATAACTACACTGAAACCTACTGATGAGTGGGCACCTCATCAGACCCAAAAAGAAGTTGCTGAGATTATCAGAAGAAATCACTACATAACTATGGCTCAACGGAGTGGTAAATATATCCGTGAAGTTGATGATAATGTAGTTCTGATAAGTAAAAAAGCACAAAATACAAGTCGTAAGTCTGCGGAAAAGGTATTACCAAATACTGGAAGTATTCGCAGGAAAGTTTATGACACAATCAAATCTAATAACGGCTACGGATATACAGATTATGAATTAGAAACTGTATTGAAGGGTAGTCATCAAACTATCTCAGCCAGCAGGCGTTCGCTAGTACTTGACGGCTTCTTAGTTGATTCAGGTAAAACACGCAAGAATCAAAATCGAAATGATTGCATTGTGTGGGTTACGGCTAATGAATTCAGTAACGGAATGCTGTTTGGCAATGTCTAAACAATATCATTGGCGTGATGGGTGGTTTTTAACTTATCCCCACCCATTACCACCAGCGCCAATAGAAATACCTAAAGAAAATATAAACAACTGTAAATGTGGCAATAGAACCTATGGGGAAAGTCCTTGCATAGTTTGCTACTTACTAGATAGAAGGGGTAAATAAATATGGGACTAGACATGTATCTAAATGCTTCAAAGCATGTTCACAAAGTAAACTGGCAGGATTCAACAGCAAAAGAAATGGCTGTAAACCCTGCATTTACAACACTAATGACAATGACAAAACTTGACCATGTTCAATCAGATATCTATGGTGCTTCGGTAGAAGTAGTTTGCGCTTATTGGCGTAAATCAAATGCCATACATAATTGGTTTGTGAAAAATGTTCAAGAGGGAAAAGATGACTGTGGAGTATATTATGTTTCCATAGATAATCTCAAGACTCTGAGGGACTTATGCCAAAGAGTCATAAATGAAAAAAGACCAAACCTTCTTATGCCAACCGAAGGTTTCTTTTTTGGCTCAACTGATATCAATGAATATTACTGGGCTGATATAGAAGAAACAATTACTAAACTTGACCGAGTGCTTAACCTACCCGATATTGATGACTTATCTTTTAGTTATCACTCATCATGGTAGCAGTCAGTGAGGTATCTGAAATGGCGATAACACCAACACGAATAGAAAACAGACTTTATGAACTAAGTAAAGAAATTGACTTAGCACATGAAGACTTATCTAAAGCGGAAATGGATTACCACAAAGCCAAGTCCGCTTTCGAGTTATCTATAGCAAGAGCAAGAATAGAAACAGGAACTTCATTTACTAAAATGCGTGTTCAAGATGTTGCTGATACGGCACTCTTGCAATGCGCTGATGAGTTTCATGCTCTACAAATTGCAGACGCTATGGTTAAAGCAGCAAGAGCCAATGGGCAAAGGGTTAGAACTCAAGTAGATATTGCTCGCTCTATCGGAACTTCCGTTAGGGCTTCACTTGATATATAAAGAAAGGGTAAAGATGTACGGAATCAAATGCGAAAATTGCGACACTGGCGAGGAAGCAACGCATAAAGTAATAACCAATAAAGGACTTATCGCAATGTGCGATATGTGCTACGAAGACTAGAAAGGGTAAAAATGAAAGTAAAAGACCTGAAAGAAATCATCAAAGATATGACCGATGATGATATTTTATTCGTGGCTTCATTTGATAAAGAAGAAGCCAATGAACACATGAATAACAACATAGAAGCCGAAACAAGTCTAACAAAAGATGAGTGGGAATATGTTGTGAATAAAATGGACCAAGATGAAAACCTATGGAACGACATGTTTGAGGCATTCAAATATTACATAGATGCTTCGTATATGGCTAGAGAAGATAAGGTGAGTAAATCATGAATTCAGTAAATGATTTGATCAAAACCATCACGGATAGTAGTAAGAAAAGTGCTAGGTCTAAACAAGCCAAAGTTGGACCTAGCGAAGTAGGTGGTTGTGCTAGAAAACTCTGGTATAAATTAAATGACCAAGAGCAAACTAACCCAAACACACTATCCCTTGCTTCAATCATGGGAACTGGTATTCACTCCCATTTACAGAAAATCTTTTACGAACAAGACCCATTTGCGGAAAGGTTCTTATTAGAACAAGAGTTCGATTCTCCTGAAGATGATTTAATCGGACATATTGATATGTATGACAAAGAAAACCAAGAGGTCATAGATTGGAAAACTAGCACCAAATCAAATCTTGGTCGCTACTTCCCATCAAAAGCCCAACGCTGGCAAGTACAACTATATGGATATCTTGCTAGTCGTGGTGGACATGAAGTTAAAACAGTAACTCTTGTTGGTATTCCGAGAGATGGAGACGAAAGAGATATTGTTTATCACAGTGAGCCATTCGACCCTGAAGTCTGTAAAGAAGCACTTGCTTGGCTTGCCCAAGTTCGTGAATCTAAAGCACCACCACCAGCAGAGAAAGACGCAGCATTCTGTAAGAATTACTGTGGGTTCTATGATGCTAGTGGTGTGAAGGGTTGTGTTGGTCGCCCAAAAGCAGAAGCGGAAAGCGTAGTTATTGAAGATACACAAATTGCGTTAGCCGCACAAGATTATATAGAAATCAACGAGCGACTCACAGAACTAGAGAAACAGAAAGATGCTATTAAGTCTGCACTGGAAGGCGTTAATGGTATTACTCCGCAAGGCATTAAGATAATTTGGAGTCTTATTGCTGGCAGGAAAACTGTTGATGAAAGTGAAGTGAAGAAACTTCTAGGCAATGTCCCCTACAAGACCGGCAAAGAATCCGCCCGACTTACAGTCAAGAAATGATTTACAGCACCAATTAAAACTGACATGATGACTGAAAGGTCAAGGAAGGGGTATATGTTAAAAGATAAAGAAGGCGGAGGTAAGTTGTGGGGTGGGTAAGAGTTGATGACAATTTTGCTGACCACCCCAAGATAATTGCTTTATCGGATAAGGCTTTCAGGTTATTTATTACTGGACTGTGTTATTCAAATAGGCAATTAACTGACGGAGTTATTCCATATCAAATCGTAAGTGCTTGGGTGGGTGAAGACCCATTCAAACCTAGCGATGAACTGGAAGACCAAAACTTATGGGAAAGGGTAGATAAAGGTTTTGCTATTCGCTCTTATACCGAATATCAACCAACAAGGGAAAAGGTTAATAAGAAGAGGGACGAAGCCAAAGAAAGACTCCGTAAATTCAGAGAAAAGCAAAACTCAAATGAAACGGAAAAGAAACTCAGCCCCCAACCCAACCCAACCCAACCCAACCCATACCCCTTAGATATAGACATATCTAAGGAGGTAGTACTTGTTCCAAGAAATAAATCAGCAAAAAGTGCAGTAGAGCGTATATCTACTAAACTTGAAGAAGCAAGAGCAGGTGGAGTTAATGCTTGGAATATGAGCAAACTGGTTGAAGAGCAATGGGACATACTCCACTCTGAAAATGATCTAGGTGGGTGTATTGCTCTTACCTGCTGGTATGTGTCGGAACTCCAATCAAGAGTTTTGACTACTCCCGAAATAGGGAGAATTGGTCAAATGACCAAAAGGTTTGGGCGGATATCTCTACTAGCAATAGATGAAGCAGCAAGCAAAGACCTTGAAGATTTACTCAGTTACGCTTTCCGAGTAGCCCAGCGCATGTATTCATCGCAGAAGTCTTGAAATGTATATTGGCGATAGGGAAATTGGGGAGGGTTGGGAATCTATGTCCTGCCCTTTCTGTGAAGGTTTCATTGTGGTTTGGGAAGTTGGGATCGGTTTATCATTCGACCCAACAATTCCCTTCTCAGCCCACATGAAAGACATACATAGAATATCGGTTGCCGACTTAACTCGGTGGAGGGGTAAAGGTGGAAATTGGTAACAAGAGGAAGACATTGCGGTAAGCCAGTGTGTATTTGCACCCATACAGATGGTTGTGATGGGGGCTGGATTATGGAGCAATATTGGGTAGGTAGAGATGGCGTCAGGTGTTCAGAGTTTGATACCATTGATAAGACCCAACATGAAGGAGCGGTTCCGTGTAAGAACTGCGACTACGATAGGTGGCGTATTTGGAAGACTTCGACCACCAGTGAGGAATACCACGAGCGACTCCGTGCTCGCGGAAAACATACCCGAATCAAAGCCTACGAAACAGAAGAGAGTTCTAAGACTCGCATTCTGTAAAAGGAGGGCAAATGAAAAAGGAAAAGGGCTACACAGCCCCTAATAACGGAAAGAAAATAAGGCGGTTGAAGTTTTACCTTGCCTTATCTTTAACGGCTCTAATGACCCTTGTAACCCCTCTTTCGGGCGTTCATACCGCTTCAGTTGAGGACGCTAGGGCGCAAATTATGAAGATGTCCGATCCCAAACTTTATGCTCGCAGTATTGCGGAAGAGCAATATAACTGGGATAAAGAACAATATAAATGCTTAGGTATATTGTGGGGTAAAGAGTCTGCTTGGAACTTTCAGGCAGAATCACCAAGCCAAGATTATGGCATACCCCAAAGGCACATGCGTAAAAATACCCAAGAGGAAATAGATGCATTTATGAAAAATCCACAAACCCAAATTAAATGGGGATTAAACTATATCGAAAAGCGGTATGGTTCGCCCTGTGAAGCATGGGAATTCTGGAGTGTGAATAGATGGTATTGAAGAACTCTTTCTTTGTTAAGGGAAGACCAGTTCCTCAAGGTTCAATGAAGTTCATAAGACCCGGAGTGATGATTCATTCTCGGTCTCAGGACTTGGCTTTATGGCGTGCTGATATAGCAAGAAACGCAGAACTATTTGGTTTCAAACCTATTGCAAATGCAGTCAAAGTTGAATTGGACTTTATTATGATTAGACCCAAATCAGCAAAGAGAGTATTCCCCTCAGTTAAACCAGACCTTGATAAACTAATCAGGGCAGTTTTAGATGGATTAACTGGGGTCGCTTATGAAGATGATTCCCAAGTAATCCTTATACAGTCCAGTAAAACTTATGGGGAGAAGCAGGGAGTATGGATAGGAATAGAGCAAATAATTGAGTAATAGCAAAACTGATTTCACAGAGATGCGTGAAATGGTGAAAGTTCGGTGTGGTGGATACTGCGAAAAATGCGGTAAACCCTTAACCGAAACATGGGCTTTACACCATAGAAAGTTGCGGTCTCGTGGGGGAAAAGATACCGTATCAAATCTAGTTGCTTTACATCACGAATGCCACAATACTGGAACGGATAGTGTTCATTTGAACCCTTCCGAATCTAATCAGGCAGGGTTGATGGTAGCAAGTTGGCAAGACTCGGAAGATACTCCCTTGATTTTGCCTAGTGGTGCTATTGTTCTACTTACAGATGACGGAAGTTATCGCTACTTAGAAGGGAAGACTAATGGCTGGTGAGCCAGTAATTACGATAGTTGGAAACTTAGGTTCTGATGCAGAGTTTAGAAAGACACCAAAGGGTATACCTGTGACATCTTTCAATCTTGCTAATACACCTAGAAAAAACATTAACGGAACTTGGACAGACCAAGAAACTACTTGGTATAGAGTTTTCGTATGGAATGCGGAAGCAGCAGGAGCAGCAAACGCATTCAAAAAAGGAGACAAAGTATTTGTTCAAGGTAGATTCCAAATAAATACTTTCAGAACTAAAGACGGAGAAGAAAAGAAGAGTTTAGAAATCAACGCAGATGCCGTAGGTGTAATACCTAAGTATATGCCTGAACCACAGAACTCTCCAATCAAAGAAAACGAAGGTGCGGAAAATGATTTCCCTTGGTAAATTATTTAGTAAAAAAGATGTTAGTAAAATGGTCCATATCCAATGTTGCCATTGTGGAAAATGGTTTAATACTGGAGTTGCTAACATAAGGGCAATGTCTTATTGCTCTGAATGTTTAGACTGAAATAGAATTGGGTTATACGAGTGGTAGTCCGTCCCTTCCGTCAGACTACTTAACCCGATAGATAGATTAGGTTTCGTCGGTGTCACTTAATCTATTTGTTATCACTCTAAGTTGTGAGAGTCTGTCCCAGTTGTTATTACCCTTCCAACAGGATAGGCTCTCACCCCAACGAAGGAGTAGTTATGGAGATTATTAGTTCTGAGATAGAAACTCTTTTACCTTTCCCAAACAACCCAAGAAGAGGCAATGTTAATAAACTTAAAGAGTCCTTAAATACCAACGGACAATATAAGCCAATTGTTATTCAAGCATCAACCAGATACATACTTGCCGGTAATCACTTATGGCAAGCAGCAAAAGAATTGGGCTGGACAAGAGTTGATACCGTTGAGGTAGAAGTTAATAACAATCAAGCCAAGAAAATAGTAGCCAGCGATAACAGGTTAGGCGAACTTGGAACTTATGATGAGAAAGAATTATTAGATTTATTGCAGGATATTAGCCTAGAGGGAACTGGCTACGATACTCAAGATATAGATGATTTACTTGCCTTAATTGAAGAGCAGTCAACAACTCCTTCTTACGAAGAAGCCGGAAGTATGGTTGATGGTGTTAGTGGTGGTGGTCAATTAGCACAAGAAGGTATCAACAGAAGACCAACCATGTCTGAAAGGGCATCTCATTATGCTGAAAGAACAGTCAGATTATTGATGTGTGAGTTCCCTAACGATCAGTATATTTGGATCCAAGACAGACTAACTGAACTAAGAGTGAAGTACAATGTAGATAGTAATGGGGACGCCATTATTAGAGCAGTTGCAGAAGCGACTGGAACAGAGGCACCAAATGATTAAAGACCTAGATGTAATACCAGTCAAAAGAGTTTTTGATAGAAGTAAAACTAAGGAACTTAAAGGTATAGATGTTCCAGAGTTAGAGGCAAATATCAAAGAGGCTGGCATCTATGTTGATGCAGACACCAATGAACCTTTCTTAGTTTACATGCCTCTACCAGAAGCAGTAATTCCAGAACTTAGAAAAGCAGTTCGTTCAGTTAAGTATTCTTCATCAGGTGTAACTAGACAATCAACTGGTGTAGAAAATCATTCAAGAACTTTCGGTATGGCGCCACGCAAACCATTTCAAACTAGAGAAGCATGCCGACCAACAGCATTATCTTATGACCAGCCCGAAGAACATGATGTTTTAACTAGAACAGCAGATGTATTGGCGGATATTATTAAAGAATTAGTTCCTGATGTATACAATGCAGATGTAACCGAAACAGCAGCAGTGGCAGATGAGTGGAGATTAAGCGAGCGAAGTCTTTGGACTAGCGGAGTTATCAATAAAACCTCAACACTTCCATACCACTTTGACGGCAATAACTTTGATATGTGGTCTGCTATGCCAGTAATTAGAAGAGGCACTCGGGGCGGTTACTTAAGTATGCCCGAATACGATTTAGTTATTGAGTGCCGAGATGGTTGGTGTTTATTCTTTCCAGGATACAGATATCTTCACGGAGTTACTCCGATAGCCCATGTTCAGAAAGATTCTTACCGCTACACAGTTGTTTATTACTGCTTAAGAGGCATGAAAGACTGCTTCTCATTTGCAGTTGAACAGAAAGAAGCGAGGAAACGGAGAACAGAACGAGAAACAGGATTGGCTTCTGCTCTCAAAGGTGATACTCCGTTTAAGATTGGTTGAAGTATCAAGTAGTAGTTCCTTCTTATCAGCGAGCAGAGATTTGTCGAGACCAAACTCTAGCAACTTTAGAACGCCTGAAAGTAGATAAAGATAAGGTTCATGTCTTTGTCGCTAATGAAGAGCAAGAAGAACTCTATCGCTCTGTATTAAAAGACGATTATCGTATTGTTGTTGGTGTGCGTGGTATATCTACCCAAAGAAAGTTTTATCATAACTGGTTTCCTGAAAACGAAAGACTATTAAGTATTGATGATGATATGTCTGATTTACTAGAACTGGGCGATAAGAAACTGGTACCAACACGGTACCAATTAGATGAAGTAGCAGAGATAGGTTTCTCAGCAGCAGAAGAACAGGGAGCAAGACAGTGGGGGATTAACCCAACCATGAATCACTTCTTCTTAAAAGACCATATTTCAATAGGACTAAGATATATATGTGCTAACTTCATGGGAACTTATGCTAAAGACTGGATATTCTGTGATCCCGAAAGACGCATGACCCCAACAGGAGAAGACCACCATTCAACTCTTAGAGGATTTACTAGATATGGTTGCGTTGTTCGCCTAGAATTCCTATGCCCAAAGACTAAGTATTTTGCATCAGGTGGTATAGATGCTTGTGTAACAGAAGACGGAGATGTGAGAAAAGATAGACATGCTTCAGAATTGCGTTGGGTACAAGAAAGATATCCAGACTTATCTTCAATACAGATTAAAGCAGGAGGAGTAGTGAATCTTCGCTTGAAGCCGATTACTTTAGGAAGAAAAGAGAGACCATTATATGGACTTACAAACTAGAGAAGGAACAACCGATGCTATGACATTGGGCGAAATTAATGCGTATAAAACCTGCCCGATACCTGCTGGCTGTAAAGTCTTAGATGTTGGTGGACACATAGGTTCTTTTACTAGTTGGGCTTTACTACAAGGTGCTGGATTCGTAGTTGCTTATGAACCAGAACCAGACAATTTCCGTATGCTTACTATCAATACAGAGGGCAAACCAGTTGAAATTCATAACAAAGCACTAACTCGAGATGGTAGAGATGTAATGCTTAATGTTAAAACTTCGGGACATACGGGCGGACATAGTATTCTCTATGATGGTCCAACTAGAAATCACATAATAGTTCCAAGTGATTCGTTTGCTGAGGTAGTGGCTAGAGTTCAACCTAATGTAGTAAAGATTGACTGCGAGGGCGCAGAATATGAATTCAACATACCCGAAACACTGCCCGATTCTGTACAATATGTAACAATGGAGATACACCTAAACAGGAAAGCCCTAAGAGAGATAGAGGCACCCAAACTTATTCAAGGATTTGAGAAGTGGACAGCAATCAAACAACCTAAGATTACGCCCAAAGGCTGGCAGACTATTGCGGTATGGGCAAGATAATGACTGATAACGATTCCGTTACAAAGCGAGGCAGAAAGACTAAGTTAGACGATGCCCGAAGAGATAAGTTACTCAAAGCCATTAAAGGTGGAAACGACAAGAAAGTTGCTTGTGAGTTTGCTGGTATCTCTGAAGCCACTCTCTATCGCTGGTTAGAGCAGTCAAGAGCCAAGAACGCTACTGAGGAATTACGAGAGTTTCGAGAGTCGTTTGAGCGTAGCGAAGCAGAAGCAGAAACATTACATGTAGCAAGAATTACTCAGGCAGCAAACAATGGCAGATGGCAAGCAGCAGCATGGTGGCTAGAAAGAAAACACCCTGAACGCTGGGCACAACACACTAGGATTAAGGCAGAACTCTCAGGACCTGATGGCGCACCAATAACAATTAGTGTTGAAGAGGCTAGGAAAGTAGTATTAGAAATGCTTGATGAAGGGGGAGATGATGGGCTTATCATTGATGGAGAAAGTCCAGAAGTTATCCAAGAGTGAGAAAGAAAAGTGGCTCTCGGAACTTCCTGAACCAGTATTAACAGAACTCTATAAATCCCCTTGGTGGTTTATTGGCAGACCTGAGCAACAAGAACCTGAAGGTGATTGGTTTATCTGGTTAATTCTTTCTGGTCGTGGCTGGGGCAAGACAAGAACTGGAGCAGAGTGGCTTGCTAAGAAAGTTATAGATAACCCTAAGACTAAAGATAATGTTTCTACCCAATGGGCTATTGTCGCACCAACCTTCAAAGACGCAAAGAGTATCTGTGTAGAAGGACCTAGCGGATTATTGAAAGCACTCCAACACCAAGGATTACAGAACGAGAAGGATTACATCTATAACAAATCATCACACAAGATAGATATGGCCAGTGGGGCAAGAATACATACTTTCGGTGCAGACTCTCCAGATTCTGGTCGTGGACTTAACCTATCTGGTGCTTGGTTAGACGAGATAGCATCATGGCAATATCCATACGAATCATGGACAGAGGGATTAGCACCAGCATTGCGTATTGGTGAAAGACCAAGAGTTGTTGTTACTACCACACCCAAGCCAATTAAGTTAATTCGTGAGTGGGTGAGCAGAACAGATAACTCAATACACTTAACTAGAGGTAGCACCTTTGATAATGCTAAGAACCTTTCAGGGAACGCATTAAAGGAGTTACGTAGCCGATATGAAGGCACAAGAACAGGACGACAGGAACTTTACGGTGAAATACTTGAACAGGCTGAGGGAGCATTATGGATAAGAAACTGGATTGAAGATACAAGAATTAGTATTGATAACTTACCCAAACTAACAAGAGTTGTTGTAGGCATAGACCCTGCCGTAACTAGTGGTGAGAACTCTGACGAAACAGGAATTATTACTTGTGGTCTTGGCGAAGATAAACACTTCTATGTATTGGCTGATGATACTTTGAGAGCAACACCCAACGAATGGGGTAAGCGAGCAATTCAAGCATATACAAGATGGAGAGCAGATAGATTAGTTGCTGAAGTAAATAATGGTGGAGATATGGTTGCTATGGTTATCCAGCAAGTAGATAGAAATGCACCAGTTAAGAAAGTTCATGCGACACGCAATAAATCCACAAGAGCAGAACCAATATCAGCACTCTATGAACAAGGTAAGGTTCACCACGTAGGAGGCTTTCCACAGTTAGAAGACCAAATGGTTCTTTGGACACCAGACTCTAAGAAATCACCAGACAGATTAGATGCTTTAGTTTGGGCACTTACAGAACTAAGCGGTAGTTATCAAACACTTACAGGAACAGTTCCACTATCACTTACTCAAATCAACGACTGGTCTATACCTAGAATGTAATGGAGAACAAATGACAAATCACCCAAGAGATATTGCTTCATACGCTGCTGATTTAGTAACAGGTGAAAGACAAGATGATTATGGGCACCCACTAGATGACTTCACTAGAGCAGGAAAGATATGGGAAGCAATACTGGGAGTTAAGGTTTCGGCAGAGCAAGTAGCACTCTGTATGGTTGGAGTAAAGATAAGTCGCCAAGCCAACACAGCCAAACTAGATAATATCGTTGATGGTATAGGATACTTCTTAACTTTAGCGATGGTACAAGAAGAGAGACTAGAAAGAGAACACCATGAAAATATTCAAAGGGAGAAGTAATAGATGGGGTATAGGTATATCTTACTGCAAGCACGACCAATCAATTTTATTTGATTTTGCTTGTTGGTATATTGCTTTTATTTTCTACAAGTTTTGGGAAAACTAATCCTCTTCTAAAGGCTCTTCCTTAAACAATACATTACTATCGTTCTGTTCTAGCAAAGCGTCATATAAATCATCTATATCTAACTCTGCTATCTTTGGACCTTTGAAATATATCCATACTCCTATACATAGAGCAGTTGAAGCAGTGAGCCAAGCCAATAAAGAGATAACCAAAGCAATCCAACTAACCATTTGCTAACTTCTTATCTTTTCCAGCAAGTTCATCTTCTTTCCATACGGTTTTAGTACCCCCATCGTATGACTTAGCCAGCCCTTTTTCAATTAAAGACTTGTTGAAACTAGTGTTGTCAGGGAGGAACAATTCCCCCAGTATGCGCCCATACTTATCAGGCTTAGTTGTTTGGATACGAAATGAATTACCTTCCAACACACCCTTCACATATTCCTTAGTTTGCTTGCCTAATTCTGTATTCTTCTCTGCTGTATCTATACCAGACAACCTAACCCTAGTCTTGTAATGTAAAGAAAACCCCAAGTCAATCGCTATATCTATTGTGTCGCCATCTACGACTCTTTCAACTTTTACCAAGTATTCGAACATTTGTTCTCCTTTTCTAAGACAGTCAGCGTATCAGTAATTTATGCCCTACACTATTAGATATGGAGAGAATAATCATTAAAGAACTCGAGCGAACACTGCTTCGCACTCGGGAGAGAATGCTTATTTACTCAAATGAAGAACTGAAGCAAATAACAGACCTAGTAGCATCAGCAACATTGGCTATTACTCTTGAATCTTATAGTCGTGAATTAGAAGCAATGAAGACTAAACAACCAGAATTGGTATGAATCTTGGCGAACGAATATCCAGACTTTGACGGCTCTCAAATTTGCGCCCAAACAGAACCAGACCTTTGGTTTCCAACAGCAGATAGACAGACAGGAAGATTAGCCAAAACACTTTGTCTAACTTGCCCATGGTTGAAACCTTGCTTAGATTACGCATTAAAGAATGATGTTGTTGGTATATGGGGCGGAAAGACAGAGAGAGAAAGAAGTCATATGCGCAAAAGACTTAAAATTAAACCTGAGCCACTATATCTAGATACTTTGTTTGCGCCTTCGCTGAGGGGTAAAGTAGCGGTAGGCAGGTATAATGAATCGGCAAGTGAGGTGATTGATGGCTGAGTTTGATATGAACTTAGGTGGTAGTTCTTTCAGCCCATTGGCGCAACTGGCTACGGCACTACATGAAATGTTTATTTCTTTAATGGAGGCTGGGTTTACGGAGAACCAAGCACTATATTTAACGAGTAAGATGATAATAAGGGAAGATGACTTTGATGACATTACTGACGATACGGATAGGTAAAATATAATATGGCAAGAAGACCAGACTTAACCGAAATTGGCGGAACAGGTTTACGCAGAACTGGCGGAACTGTTTACGAAGAGTTTCTAGTATCTCTTCGTGGTCGTCGTGGCGCAAAAGTTTATCGAGAGATGTCTGAGAATGACCCAGTCATTGGCTCTATTCTGTACGCAATAGAAAAGATTATCTTAAGACTTGAGTGGACTGTTAGTCCAGCAAGCGAAAAAGACGAAGATAGAGAAACAGCAGAGTTTATTGAGCAGTGCCTATATGACATGAGTGATAGTTGGGATAGCACTCTTTCTCAGATTTTATCTATGCTTGTTTATGGCTACGCCTTTCATGAAATAGTTTACAAGATTAGAGATGGTGCTGGAAACGAAGACCCTTCTCGTCGTTCCGCATTTAGTGATGGAAAGATTGGTTGGCGTAAATGGCCAATTCGTGCACAGGAAACTCATAACAACTGGATGTTTGACGAATTCGGTGGTATTCAAGGATTTGAGCAAGTAGATCCATACGGTGCTGGTCTTCATAGAATTCCTATTGATAAGGGTTTGCTATTTAGAACAAGTAGTGCCAAGAATAACCCAGAAGGTAAATCACTATTAAGAACTGCTTATCGCCCATGGTATTTCAAAAGACGCATTGAAGAAATGGAAGCGATAGGTATTGAGAGAGATTTAGCAGGATTACCAATTGCGTATATGCCTCCTGAATACTTATCATCTACTGCTTCCGTAGACCAACAAGCAGTAAGAGATAGCATTGTTAGCATTGTTCAAAATGTAAAACGAAATGAACAAGAAGGTATTGTTTTCCCATTAGTATTTGATGATAGAGGAAACAAGATGTTCTCGCTAGAGTTATTAAACTCTGGTGGCTCAAGACAATTTGATACAGATAAAGTTATATCTAGATACGACCAAAGAATTGCTATGTCTGTATTATCAGACTTTATTCTTCTTGGACATGACCGAGTAGGTTCTTTCTCATTAGGTAATAGCAAAATAGATTTATGGACAATGGCTGTTGAGGCAATATGTAAATCTATCGCAGAGGTAATTAACTATCACGCTATACCTCGCTTACTTAAGATGAATGGTATGAAAATTGGAACTGTTCCTGAATTAACTTATTCAAGTGTAAGCCATGTAGACCTTGCTGAAATATCTGATTTCGTAGCCAAACTTACAACTGCTGGAGTAATAACACCTGATGAGGATATGGAAGAATATCTAAGAGGACTTGCCGGTTTGCCTTTTGCTAATCGCAAAGATAAAGACCTGGACTTTGGCGAAGAGCCAACTCAAGAACCCGAAGCAGATAGAGGAACTCAAGACGCAGCACTAGATACCGAAGAGCCAACTAAGGACGAAACAGAATAAAATGCCTTTAGTCATAAAGGCTAGAAAAAGAAACGACCCAGTTCTTCGTAGCCCAACCGCAAAGTTAAATAAGTTCGAACAAGAAATCTTTGATATTTATTCTAAGGCTTTATCTTCTATGCCACAAGATTTAGATAACGAAAAGGTTATGAGAGCAGTTAGGCAAGCAATAGAATCAAGAAGTCCAAATGCTGGTGCAGTTGCTTTTCAATGGGGAGACTTTGTTTCTTCGCTAGACGGAACAGTTCCTAAGTTAGCACAACAACTTGCTACTTCTGCAAATATAAGTGCTGCTGCTTTACCTAAGAGTATTAGGTTTGAAAGTTCCTTTACTGCTCAAGACCCAAGAGCAATAGCATGGGCACAACAAAGAGCAGGAGCAAGAATATTAGGAATTACTAAGGAAACCCAAAAAGCGGTTGCTGAAACTATTGCTAGAAGTTTAAGAACACAAATAAATAGAGAAGAAGTAATAAATAACATTACCCAGATAGTTGGCTTAGATTCTAGACAAGCAACAGCACTGGGAAATTTTTATGAAAAGAACTTACTAAAGTTACTTGAGCAAGGTGAAACATACGAGAAAGCAGTTAAAATAGTAACCAAACTTGGTAAAGAATATCGTGAAAGATTAATTGTTCAAAGGGCTACCCGTATTGCCAGAACAGAAACTGTTGCTGCTGCTAACGCTGGTCGTATGCTTTCTTGGGTTGAAGCAGATGAATTAGGATTACTTCCAGCAGGAAGTGAGAAGAGATGGAAAACAGCAACAGATGAAAGAACATGTCCGATTTGTGGACCATTACATAATGTAACAATAGATTGGGAAGGTGTATTTTCTACTGGTGATCTGATGCCACCCAATCACCCAAATTGTAGATGTACAGCAGTAATTGTCCCAGCAGAGCCAACCTTCCTAAAAACTGTTGAGAAAAGATATTACAGATTTGCTGATGGAGAGAAAACTTGGCGCAACTATAATTACAAGTGGCGCAAAATAGCCAATGAAATGAAAGATAGAATAGGCAAGTGCCAGCGTTGTGGAAGTAAGTCAGACCTAACTGTAGATCATAAGAAAAGATTAAAAGATGGTGGCGCTAAATACGACAGGAAGAACCTAAGAGTCCTATGCCGTTCATGTAATGGAAAACTTGCTAGATTAGGAACTAAACTTAGGAAGTCAGATAACTCTTGGTTATTGGCTAAACATGCTCCAGGAAAGCACGACCAAAAAACACATGGTCGCAGGGGTGGGGCAAGTGGTGGACCAAAGAATATAGATACAAGTAAATCAGCAGGCACAGCCACACTTCCTAATGGTAAAACCTTCGACTTATGGGAAAATGTTAATTGGATTGATGACCAAGATGGTGTTGATAATCAAGGTATTGAAAGAGGGGCAGGATTAGTTTTCGACAATTTGAACAAAGATCAGGCTTTACTTAACCCAGACGAATGTGATGATTACATGACAGAAGTATTAGAAAAGTATGGTTATGGTAATAGAGTATTCTCGACCAGTAAAGATGGAGATAAGCAATTTCGTGGTAAGTCAGGCTCTAAAGGTAGCCAGATTGAGGCAGCAGTAGCAGCAGGTGTCACTAGCACATTGCCAGATAGTAGCCCATTTAAAGATAAAGATATTCCAGTATTTGTTGTAAGGGCTCGTGGAACAACTAAAGTTTCATTACTACATGAAGCAGCGCACATGATGGAAGGTAGTTGGAAATTAAAAGCACAGTCACCAGAGCGAGAAAGAGCAGGTGGCGGTCATAGCCTTAGATGGTATTCAACTTGGATAGGATTACTAGACGCAGAGGGTTTTAATCAACAAGCCAATTTACTAAGATTTTCAGTAGGCACGACAGATAACAAAGGAGTACTAAGTGATTAGCACTATCGAGCCAAGTGAAATTAGGGAAACAGAAGCAGCAATGCCAGTGCTTATGCGGTTTGAGAAAGGTTATTTAGAAAAGCATCTTGCTGGACGACACAATCAACAGAGCCACGCAGGAGGTAGGAGTGGTAGTAGTGGCGGAAAAGTTTATGAAAACTTAGGCGAATACCTGTATGAAATAGTTCCAAGAGACAATGTTATTGCTTGGGAACAAAAACTTATGACACAAACTTATAGCCAAGACACCGATCCTGCTGAAGAACTTACTTTCAAGAATTACATAGGAGTAGATGGTTTGGTAGTTAATCGCTTACTAAGACAAAATGCAGAACTAGATAATGAGCAAAAATCAATGGTCGAAGGTATTTCAAGGGCCATGAAAAGCACTACTAATATCAAAGAACCTATAACAGTTTATCGTGGTATCAAACCAAGAGATGACGCTAATGAAGTATTTGGCAAACTAGAAGTTGGAGATACTTATGAAGATTCCGGCTTTATATCAACTTCTTTGAATCCTTACGTAGCAGGTCAAATGGCATGGGCTGGTAATAACCCACAAGGCCAAGGCATACTTATGAAAATTACCGTACCAGCAGGTTCAGAAGGCGTTTATCCCAATAGTTTCCTCAAAGGATTAAATGAGTTTGGGCAAGAGGTTGAGTTTCTTTTACCTCTAAATACTAAGTTAAAAGTAAACAGTAAACTAGGGAAAGTCTGGGAGATGGAGGTCGTAAATGGATAGCAAGTTTGCTTACGAAGATGGGGCAGGGATTAAGATAATTAAAGCCACCGATAAGACTGAACCCAAACCTGAAGACGATAAAGGGTAGAATAAAGCCATGCCGTATAAAGTAGCCAGTAATGTAAAAGGTTGTCCGGGATTTGCCGTAGTCAAATCAGACACAGGTGAGTTAGTCGCTTGCCATGCCACAAAGGTAGACGCAGCAAAACATGTTCGGGCTTTATACGCCAATGTTCCAGATGTAATCCAGAAAGCAACAACTGAATCACTATTAGCCTTTCATGGTAAATTAAGTAAGAGTGAAATGAACGCTACCATGCTGGCTTCTCATCACTACATAACTACTGAACTATCTAAAAGAGGCTATGACTTAAGCAGCGAAGAGTTCTTTGAGAAGGAAGTAATTATTGACCCTGAGATTACTTTAGATGGCGTTGAACTAGAAGAGTTATTTAATGGAGAAGAAGAATTAGTTGAAGACATCATAGGTAAGTGGGAAGATGGCGACATAGACTATTTCAAGATTGCTTTCGGTTTATGGGGAGACGGATTAGAGATACTTGTTAATCCAAGCAAAGAAGATGTAGATAAGGTTGCAGATTCAGATACTTTTACTCCAACTGTTTCAATCGCAGCAAACGCTAAGAGAGCACTTGGTTGGATTCGTGAAGGTCAGGCTGGTGGCGGATTTACTGATGTAGGTCGAGCAAGAGCAGCACAATTAGCAGGAAGAAGACCAGTGAGTTTAAGAACAGTAAAGCGTATGCGTTCTTTCTTAGCCAGACACACACCAGATAAGAAAGCAGAAGGTTTCAACCGAGGCGAAAAAGGTTATCCATCTGGAGGAAGAGTTGCTTGGGACGCATGGGGTGGAGATGCTGCTGAGAGTTGGACTAGGTCAATAGTAGAAAGAGTTGATAAGTCTTTTGATTATCTAGCACCTTTCATAAAAGCCGATGATAAGAAATTTACTCTAGGACCTCTGTATATTCCTAACAAATTAGATGCCCACAGCGAGTGGACAGATGAAGAAGAATTACAGAATGCTGTATGGGATTACGTAAAGTCAGGCGATAGAAATATTCATTTACAACATAACCGAGATGTAGTAGCAGGTGAATGGGTTGAGATGATGACCTTCCCTTATGAACTAAAGATTCCAACAACTAAAGCCGATGGTAAGAAAAAAGAGTTTACTTATCCTGCTAACACAGTTTTCATGGGAGTATTATGGAAAGACTGGGCATGGGAATTAGTTAAGTCCGGTAAATTAAGCGGATACTCTATTGGTGGTAAAGCAAAAAGATTAGGAACTGATATACCAGAGGAAACCGAAAAAGATGACCCCGGAGTTAGTGCTGTTCATGTAGATACTATTATGAAACCACCCAAAAAACTTAAAGATATTGAGAAATCAACTGAAAGCACATTAGAAGAAAAAGCCAAAGAACACAACGAAGAAGTAGGCGATGCTAAAGGCAAAAGAACTACTACCTCAGTATTACTTCAGGTTTACAGAAGAGGTATAGGAGCATATAAAACTAACCCATCTTCCGTTCGCCCAAATGTTCAAAGTAAAGAACAATGGGCTTTTGCTAGAGTTGATGGATTTCTTCATGCGTTGCGTAATGGAAGGTTCAAGCGAGGGGCGTATGATACAGACTTACTACCTGAAGCACACCCATTATCAAGCAAAGGTAAGAAGAGCGATGAATGAGAAAGATTTTAGATTCCTACCGCAATCGTCCTGCTGTTCGGGCGAGTGCTCTTGCTCTTTTGCTATATCTGAGTCCAGTATTGTTGTATCAATTCCTAAAGAAAAAGAGGAATAAGAAATGAAAAGCGCAGAAAAGGCAATCATAGAAAACTTAAGAAAAACAACTTTATCTCACCTATCTGAATATAATTATGACGTAGTAATTAAAGAAATAGAGAAGTATGGAATTACTAATCTAACTGGAACTACTGAGAAACTAGTCCGACAAGCAGTAAATAAGCACGGGAGCCATGATCAATCCTCACATGGTAGAAGAGGTGGCGGTAAAGGTGGTAGTGGTGGAGGCACGAAGGTCAGCCCACCTTCAAAAACCCAAAGCCCACAGGCTGATAAAGATAGAAGTGGAACATCAAAAGTTCTTGTAGACGATATGACTGCAGCAGAAGAATCTTTAAATGATTTATCAGGAAGACTTATCGGTCGTGGAGATGAGTTGCAGGTTGATAGGGCAATAAGGAATTTCACAAACGCAAAGAAAGACTTCAATGACGCTATAAAATTAAAAGGTAAAGAACAAACTAAAAAAATGCAGACAGGGGTAGGCAATGTATTTGCTGGCATGAATCAACTTTCCTTGGTTGATGACAAGCGAGCAGAGAATATAGCGCAAAGCATTTCCGATGAATTACAATCAACATTTGGTAGTGCAGATAGTGCTTTCCAAAGTCTAGGTGTAGACGTAGACGATATATTCGGGGCGTAAGGATTAAATCATGGGCATATTCTTAGGCGATCACGGATTAGTTAAAAAAGCAGGGTTTGATCTTGCGGCTTCCCTAAAACAATTGCTTGCCAATACCGACACTTTGTATCATCGGGCGCACGGATTCCATTGGAATGTAAGAGGCGATGATTTTTATGAATACCATGAATTCTTTGAA